CCTCGCCGGGGGTGTCGGGACTTTGACCTGCGAGGTCCGCCGGATAACGCTCTGACCTGCAGGAACGCGCCAGGGAGGCCATCACGTGACGACCGACTGGCGTCTGCTCGACCCCATGACGCCCGATCACTTCCGCGGGTGGAGCGGTGAGCTGGTGCTCGATACCGGCGACCCGTGGGTCATCGAGGACTTCCAGATGGCGTTCGTGGTCGACCTGCTGCGCGGGTTCCGCGAGTGCTGGCTCGTGATGCCCGAGGGCAACGCGAAGACGACGCTTGTCGCGGCCATCGCGCTGTACGTCTGCCGCTACGTGCGCTGGTCGGCGATCGACGTGGCCGGTGCGGCGCGTGAGCAGGCCCAGACCGACTGGGATGCGGCCGAGGGGTTCGTGCTCCGGTCCCCCGAGCTCGAGGGTATCTACACGCTGAACCCGGGCCTGCGGAAGATCAGGTGCGTGGAGTCCGGGTCGCGCATCTTCATTGCCGCGGCCGACGCCCGGACCGGCGACGGGACGCGACCGACGCTGTGCATCACCGACGAGCTCCACCAGCACCGCGACCTCAAGCTCTACCGGACCTGGCGCGGGAAGCTCCGCAAGCGCGACGGGCAGATCATCGCCATCTCGACCGCCGGGGAACCGGGGACCGAGTTCGAGACCGTGCGCGAGCGGATGCGCCAGACCGGCACCGACATCACGCGCACCGAGACGTTCGTGCGATCGGCCTCGGCCGAGGTCACCGGCGGGGCGGTCCTGCACGAATGGGCGGTGCCCGAGGACGGCAACGTCGACGACCTCGAGCTGGTCAAGCGTGCGAACCCGCTAAAGGCGATCACCGTCGAGTCGCTGCGCGAGCTGCGCGAGTCGAGTTCGATGACCGAGCCCCACTGGCGCCGGTTCAACTGCGGACAGGCCGCCCGATCCGAAGCCGCGGCCATCACCGAGTCCGAGTGGTTCGGTGCGGCGGTGGCCGATGCCATCCCCGAGGGCGAGCCGGTGTGGGCGGGGCTCGACGTGGCGTGGAAGTGGGACACGACGGCGCTGGTGCCGGTGTGGATACGCGACGCGGAGTACCGGCTGCTCGGTCCCGCCGACGTGCTGGTGCCCCCGAGGGATGGAACGTCGCTCGAGCCGTCGCTCGTCGAGGACGCGTTGCACCGACTGCACGCGCGCAACCCGATCCACACGGTCGTGATGGACGAAACGCGCGCCGAGCAGCTCGCGGTGTGGATCGCGGACGAGCTCGGCGCCCGGGTGGTCCCGTGGCCGCACTCGCCGAAGATGGCGGCGCTCGATTACGAGCGGTTCATGGAAGCGTTGCGCGAGGGGTGGTTGCACCACACCGGCGACCCGAAGTTGACGCGCCACGTCCTGAACGCCGTGGCGAAGGTGCGCGCGGAGGGGACACGGTTCGACCGGCCGTCGCAGACGCGCGAGGGCGGGAACCAGGACATGAGGGTGATCGACGCGCTCGTCGCCGCCGCGATGGTGCACAACGCCGCGGCCGCCGAGATCGGGGTCGACCGCGAACCGATGATCGCGTTCGTCTGACGGAGGTCGCATGGGTCTGAGGGACCGCTGGTGGAAGTTCGTCGGAGCCGAACGGGCCAACGACCCGCTCGACTTCGGCGAATGGATGACATGGCTCGGTCAGCAGTACCTCCTCGGCCTGAATACGTCGATGACCGGCAACCGCGAGGAGGTCCCGCCCGGGTCGACCGGCCTGGCCTCCTACGCGTTCGGCGGCAACGCCGTCGTGTTCGCGTGCATGGCGGTTCGGATGCGGGTGTTCACCGAGGCACGGTTCGCGTTCCAGCGGATGCGTGGCGGCCGACCGGGCGACCTGTGGTCGTCTCCGGCGCTCAACCTGCTCGAGCACCCGTGGCCGAACGGCACCACCGGCGACCTGCTGGCGCGCAACCTCGTGTACGCCGACCTGTTCGGCAACAGCTTCACGTATCGGGCGGCCCCCGATCGTTTGCAGGTGCTCCGGCCGGATTGGGTGACGATCCTGTCGGGGGTGCCCGACGACTCCGAGTCGAACGGGTGGGACCTCGGGGCCGAGGTGCTCGGCTACATCTACCAGCCGGGGGGCCGTGGGTCGGGCAAAGAGCCGCGGTTCCTGCTGCCGGAGTCGGTCGCGCACTTCGCGCCGGTGCCGGACCCGCTCGCGCCGTGGCGCGGGCAGTCGTGGCTATCGCCGGTGCTGCGCGAGATCAAGGCCGACACCGCGGCGACGTCGCACAAGCTGGCGTTCTTCGAGCAGGCGGCCACGCCGAACCTCAAGGTGAAGGCCGATCCGACGCTGACGCCCGAGAAGTTCAAGGAATGGGTGGCGCTGTTCCGCCAGGGACACGAGGGCGCGGCCAACGCGTACAAGACGCTGTTCCTCGGGGGCGGCGCCGATGCCGAGGTGATCGGCGCGAACCTGCGGCAGATGGATTTCAAACAGACCCAGGGCGCCGGTGAGACACGGATCGCCGCCGCGGCCGGGGTTCCGCCGGTGCTGGTCGGTCTGTCCGAGGGTCTGCAGGCCGCGACGTATTCCAACTACGGCCAGGCCCGGCGCGCGTTCGGCGACGAGTGGGCGCGCCCGACGTGGCGCAACTTCGCCGGGTCGATGCAGTCGATCATCCCGACGCCCACCGACTCGCGGCTGTGGTACGACGACAACGACGTGCCGTTCCTGCAGGAGGATCAGGCGGACGCCGCCGAGATTCTCGGAAAGAACGCGGCGACGATCAAGCAACTGGTCGACGCGGGGTTCCGTCCCGACTCGGTCGTCACGGCCGTTCACGCCGACGACATCACACTGCTGCAGCACACGAACCTGTTCTCGGTGCAGTTGCAGCCGCCGGGGACTGGTGAGACGGGCGACAGGTCGATGTCGGTCGAGGAGCTCGTCGTTGCCCTGCAGAAGGTCTACCTCGCGGTGAATGTCGTCATCTCGGCCGAGGAGGCGCGGGAGATTCTGAACCGCGAGGGGGCCAACCTCGGCGCGCTGCCGACGTCGCTCGGTGGATCACCGAACGGTAAGGCGCCCGCCGGAGCCGCTGCGTCCGAAGGGGGTTAGTCCATGACCGATCAGGCCACGAGGGCCGCGGTCGATAACGGTGCGTGGGACGGGAACGCGGCAATGAACGTGTGCACGACGGCCGCCGATTACAACAAGGTCTGCGCGGGGAAGACCGCGGGCGATCCCGCGCTGCGCTCGTCGCACAAGCTCCCGCACCACTACCTCGCGAAGGCACCCGTGCCCAACGCCGACGGCGTACGAGCCGCGCTGCAGCGATTCGGGCAGACGCAGGGTCTCACGAACGCCGAGGAGGCCCGCCGACACTTGGAGGCGCACATGGTAACGATCCAGGCCCAGGAGGCGTCCGCGTTTCCCAAGGGTGACCTGTACCGGGCGATGGCCCCGGCCCTGTCGCACTTCGAGGTTCGTGAAGATTCCGACGGTGGCCGGACGCTCGTCGTGCCGTTCTCGCGGTTCAACGAGTGGACCGAGATCGACTCGTGGTTCGAGGGTCGGTTCATGGAGCAGGTCGCGCAGGGCGCGTTCGTTGACTCGTTCGAGGAGCGGATGCCCAAGATCACGTTCAACCACGGGCGCGACCCCGAGCTCGGCGACAAGCTGCTCGGGCACCCGGTCACGGCGCGCGAGACCGACGTCGGCGGTCTGGCCGAGGCGCCGCTGTTCCCCGGTGTGCCGCAGCTCGTGGTCGACGGCCTGCGAGCCGGTGCGTACGGCTCGTCGTTCCGATTCGGTGTCGACGACGAGGAGATCGTGCACCGCCCGGAGCCTTCCGACCACAACCCGGAGGGACTTCCCGAGCGAACGATCCTCAAGGCGTCGGTGTTCGAGGCCGGGCCGGTGACGTTCCCGGCGTACGCCAACACGACGGCGGGCGTGCGCTCGCTGACAGACGAGTTTCGACCAGCCGCGGAGACGGTCGCGGAGCTGGCGGCACGGCGTCCGGGTGATCTCGCCCGGATGATCGACGAAGTCCTGCACAAGGGCGCCGAGGACAAGCCTCTCGAGGAAAAGCCTCTGCCCGTCGAGGTGCGGCGCTTCCGCACACGAGAGGAGTTCCTGACATGGATGTCGCAGAGCTGAACGAGCTCCGCTCCATCGAGGAGTTGAGCAACAAGCAAGGGGAGGTGAAGGCCGAGCTGACGGCGCTCGAGAACGAGTACGCCGGTCTCCCTTATCCCGACGACGCCCGCGAGCGGTATGCGGACCTCGTCGAGACGAACGAGGAGATCGACAAGCGCGTCGTCGAGCTCGACAAGCGCGAGAAGTACCTCAAGCACATCGCCGAGAACGGCGGGTCGGACCCGGCCCGCGTGACCCCGGCATGGGAGGCACCCAAGGTCGACCGTTCCAGCCTCAAGGAACGGGACATCTACGACCTGTCGAACGTCCGATTCAACCCCGAGGACCCGCAGCGCGGACGCATGGAGTACCGCGACCGGGCGATGCGAGCGGTCGAGCTCGCGCACTTCCCCGAGCAGGTCACGAGGCAGCAGGCGCAGGACTACATCGCCCGCCTGCTCGACGAGTACGACACGCCCGACGGGCAGCTCGCCCGGCGCATCCTCAAGACCGGCTCGCCGCAGTACCGCGCGGCGTTCCGCAAGTGGATGACGGGCGTCCCGATGACGAACGAGGAGCAGCGCGCGTTCTCGCTGTCGACGACCGGCATCCCGATCACGTTCACCCTGGACCCGACGCTGATCCCGGTGTCGGCCTCGGTGGTGAACCCGTTGCGCGCGATCTCCAACGTGGAGCCAATCGTAGGGTCGAACGAGTGGCGCGGGGCCACCGCCGCGGCGATCACCGCTTCGCGTGCACTCGAGGCCGCGGTCACGACCGACAACACCCCGACGCTCGCGCAGCCCGCGATCGTCTGCTCGCGGGTGCAGGCGTTCGTGCCGTTCTCGGTGGAGGCCGAGGGCGACTGGCCCGGCATGGACGCCGGGCTGGCGCGTCTGTTCGCCGATTCAAAGGACGACGAGGAGGCGACGGCGTTCTTCTCGGGCAACGGCACGCCGCCGAACCCGTTCGGCCTGTCGACCGGCGTCACGGGCACCACTCCTCTGTCGACCGGACTGACGGTCACCGCCGCCAACCTGTACGCGATCGAGGCCGCGCTCGCTCCGCGATTCCGGCCTCGGGCGCAGTGGGTGGCGAACCGGGCGGTGTACAACATCATTCGGGCGCTGGACACCGCAGGCGGCGCGCAGCTGTGGCTCCGCATCGGTGAGCTCATGGGGAACGCACCCGCGTCCTCCGGCGGCAACGGCAACACCGGGCTACGTCTGCTCGGCTACGCCGTGAACGAGCTCTCGACGGCACCCGCGACGATCGTGAACGGCGTGAAGGACATCTTCCTGGGTGACTTCTCAATGTTCAAGATCATCGACCGGGTGGGCATGAACATCGAGCTCGTTCAGAACCTCACGCAGCAGGCCACGGCCGGGACGGGCTTCGGGATGCCGACCGGGCAGCGCGGTCTGTTCGCGTGGTGGAGGAACGGCTCTAAGGTGCTGGACCCTGTCGGGTTCCGCGCCGGAACCGGCACCACGTAAGACCGGGCAACCGGGTGGATTCGGGGGGAGGGGCACACGGCCCCTCCCCACCTCAGGGGAGGCACGATGCCAGCACCGAAGAAGACCACCACGACGCGCAAGCCGCGGGTCAAGCGCGTCTCGTCGAGCAAGAGCTACTACCGCGCCCGCCACGCCTTCGGCGTGCAGTACGACGGCGAGTTCATCACGATCGCGGCCGACGAGCTCGTGCCCGCGGGTCACAAGCTGCTCAAGCAACTCGGCGCCAAGGGTGTCGAGGAACACTTCGAGCCCGTGACCAGCTTCGGCCGGTGGGACAAGGTCGAGCAGGCCACGGCCGCGCCAGGTGAGAAGCGGTGATGCGGGTAGTCGCGTTCTTCGCCGCACTGGCGTGCATCGTCGTGGGTCTGCTCACCGGCCTGTTCGGGCTCGACACGAACCTGTCGGCGCTCGCGTGGTTCGTCGCGGCCATCGCAATCGCTGTCGTGTTCAAGGGTGAGCCGGGATGACGGTGCAGCGCGTCCTTCGGGACACGCGGGCGCAGCCCGAGGTCGTGTTCTACGTCGGCACGACGCCGACCGACGCCGATGCGGCGGTCACCGTGGACATCTTCCGCGGCGACGGCTCGATCTTCGCCACCGACGCCGCGACGACCCACGGCGCAACGGGGCACTACACGTACACGCTCGCCCCGCAGTCGGTGCTCGAACGGTTCCAGCTCGTGTGGGAGGGCACGTTCGGCGGCGTGGTGCAGCGGCAGACCTCGTTCGTCGAGGTCGTCGGCGGGTACGTCGTGGCGCTGGCCGACCTGCAGGCCGAGTCGGGTCTGTCGACGAAGACCCCGGCCGAGCTCGCCGAGGCGCGCCAGTGGTTCGAGGACCGGGCCGAGGACTTCTGCGGCGTGGCGTTCGTGCCGCGGTACGCCCGCGACGTGCTCGACGGCCCCGGATCGCGCAAGCTCGACCTGTTGCACGCCCGGCCGCGCTCGGTCATCTCGGCGAAGTTCGACGGAGTCGTGCAGGACGCGACGACGTGGGACCTGTACGAGGCCGGGTACATCGTGGCTCCGTCGTCGTTCCCGTACGGCTTCCGCAACCTCGAGATCATCTACGAGCACGGGTACGACTCGGCGCCGTCCGACATCCGTGACGCGGCGCTGACCGCGATCCGGTCGAACGTGCTCGCCGATTCCTCCGGCGGTGGGGGCATCCCCGCCGGGGTGACGTCGCTCATCACCGACGCGGGGACGATGGTCTTCGGCGGTCGGCTCACCCAGCCGTTCGGCATCCGCGCCGTCGACGACGTGCTGATCGACCGGCGCGTCGTGATGATGGCGTGAGCCGGACCTCGCGCCTCGCCGCCGCCGAGGTGGGGCTGTTCCACCTGCTCGAGGGACGCGCCGCCATCGTGGGTAACCCGCTCGAGGGTGTGCCGCTGTCCTACGGCTGGCCGGGCGACGAGCTCGCCGCCGAGCATGTCTGGATCGGTGAGGAGGCCACGTCCGAGCAGACGTGGGAGATCACGGGCTCGGGCTCGCAGGCGAAGACCGAGACCGCTTCCCTCGAGGTGTGGTTCTGGCACACGGTCCCCGGCGCCGACTACCCGACCGCGCGCGATCGCATCCTCGAGATGGTCGGCGAGCTCGAGATCGCGCTGCGCGACGACTGGAAACTGCAGGAGACGGTCTTCGACGCGACGCTCACCCGCATCCGCAAGGCCGCGGCGCCCGCCGAGAACGCACGCGGGCTGTTCGTCCGTGCCGACGTCGAGTTCAAAGCATGGCTGTCGTGACGAGGAGGTCGTCGTGAAGTTCAAGGTAAAGGAAGACGTGTCGGTGTCGAACCAGTTCGGACCGGACACCGAGTTCAAACAGGGTGTGCACGAGGCCAAGGAAGCGAACCGGGAGCAGCTCGAGCACCTCGAGGGCCTCGGCCTCGCCGAACGCGTGAAGACGTCCGACAAGGAGGCATGAGGTGGCGCTGAACAAGAAAATCGCCGTTCTCGCGTTCGACAAACAGACCTCGTTCGGGACGCTCGCGGCCAATCGCAAGTACGGGTTCGGCCTGCGGTCCGGCTCGCTCATGAGCGCCGGGATGGATCAGTCGTACGAGGAGCTGACGACGGCGACCCGGTTCCCGCCCTCGGCCTACCGCTCGGCGTTCCTGTGGACGGTCGACTGCGTGTCGCGAGCGTGGCCGCGCTCGGTCGTCATGCTCCTCGAGAACGCGCTCGGCACGCGCGTCACGACCGGCGGCGCCGACCCGTTCCTGCACACGCTCACCCCGGCGGCCGCCCCCGGCTACCTCACGGCGGCGACCCGGCTCGACACCGAGTACCACAAGATTAGGGATTGTCGCGTCGACGAGCTGTCGTTCACCTGGAACCAGGCCGAACCGCTCGAGATGGGCGTGCGGATGATGGGCACCGTCGCCACGGTCTACACGACCTCGGGCAACCCGACGACCGACGACTCGGATCAGCAGTCGTTCTACCCGGCGGGTGGCGTGTTCCAGCTCGATACAAACTCGGCGACCCCGGCGACGGCAGACATCACGGGCGGCACCGTCACAATCGCCAACCACCTCGAGCCGGTGCGCGTCTCCCGGCAGCTCGAGCCGATCGACGTCTGGCCGGGCCTGCACGAGATCAGCGTCACGCTCCGGCTCATGCCGACCGATACCGACCTGTGGCAGAAGATCATCACGGGAACGGGCGCCGCGACCGCGATCTCGAACGCGCCGGTGTACGGCTCGTTCCACAACCTGTTCACGATCACGGCCGGAACGCGCGATCTTGACTTCGCAGCGTCGAACATGGCGTGGCAGGGCGACTATCCCGACCCCGACCCTGCGGGCGGCCCGGTCGAGATCGAGTTGACGTCGACGGTGGTCGGGACCACGGCGCCGCAGTTCACGGCCCTGGTTCACAACCAGGAGGCAGCGACCAACTACGCGGGCTCGTAACCCGCGAGAACAGGGGGGAACCATGCTCATCATCAACGACTTCGGGAACGAGGTGGTCAACTCCGAGCTCGTGTTCGCGTTCACGGCCACCGAGACGCCCGAGGGATGGATCGTCCTGGCGCAAGGCGTCGCGCAGTGGCGCTCCGTCATCGTCGCCGGATCGAAGGAACGGTGTGAGCGCACGCTCAAGCTCATTACCGACGGCGTCCGGCAACGCCAGCACGTCCTCGACCTCCTCGGCGTCCTCGGTCAGCGGCCGAACATCGCAGTAGCGCAGCCGAAGATCGTCCTGCCCGGCAACGGCGAGGGGCGGCCGTCGTGACGTCGATGCGCGTCGTGGCGGTCATGCTCGACGGGACGAAGCACGAGACCATCGGGGTATACATGGCGCTGTCGGATCGTGTCGCGTTCGAGCGTCTGTACGCGGTGTCGGTCGTCGAGCTCAGGCGCGAGACGAAACTGCTCGACGACGAGGGCAACGCGACGGCGCCCGTTGCGCTTCTGCGCGAGGAGCAAACAGCCTGGTTCTCGTGGCGCGCATTGACCCGAGGCGACTGCCCGGTCGGCGGGTTCGAGGACTTCCTCGAGGGCGTCGAGGAGATTCAGCTCGAGAGGCTGGACGGCCCCGTGGACCCTACGGACTCGGGTCCGCCGCCTGGCGAGTAGCCGTCCTGGCGGCCGACCTGAACATCCCCCCCAACGCGATCCTCGAGGCACCCGTCGAGGTGCAGCAGGCACTCGCGGACTACCACGACCAGCAGGTCGAACAGCTCGACCGGGCGATGCGCGAAGCGGAGGTGAGGCGACGTGGCTAACGGTGGAACCGTGACGGTCACCGGGCTCAACGAGTTCCGCGCCGCCGTCCGCAAGGCCGCCGGTGCCGCGCCCCGCGAGATTCCGCTGGCGCTGAAACGCGCGGGCGTTCCGATCATCGCGCAGGCCGCCTCGAACGCGCCGCACCTGTCGGGCCGCCTGGCGTCGGGGTACAAGGTGGCCGTTCGAGGCACCACGGCGAGCATCGTGTCGTCGGTGCCTTACGCGGGCGGTGCGGAGTGGGGGCAGCGCGGCAAGTGGGCCGGGTTCGAGGGCGCACCGCCGCGGATCGTCTGGCCCGCGGTCGAGGCGCAAGAGGGGAACGTCGAGCTCATCCTCGAGAACGAGCTGCGCGACATCGTCGGTATCTACGGCTGGGCGGTCTAGACCAGGTCCCAGAAGACGCGCATAACGTCGCCGTAGAACCCGAGCAGGACGACGAGGGCCGTCACGGTCACCAGCAGGGCGATGACCAGCAGGAATAGCCCGCGATCCGTACTCAGACGCTCGATCACGCTCGCACCCTAGCACGAGGAGGGCAGTCCCATCGCCGGTCGCTCGCTGACGATCACCTACCTCGCCGACGCCGACAAGGTGCTCGCCGCGCAGAAGCAGATCGACGCCGGACATTCGACGCTCGACTCGTCGACGAAGAAGACCGGCGGCGTGTTCTCCTCGACGTTCGGCAACGTCATGCCGCTCGCCGCGGCGGCGGCCGGTGCGGCCGTGCTCAAGTTCGGCGTCGACTCGATCAACGCGTTCAAAGAGTCCGAGGCGGCGATGGCGCAGACCAACGCCGTCCTCAAATCGACGGGCGGCGCGGCCAACGTGACCGCCGATGACGTGCTCGCCCTCGCGCAGAAGCTCCGCGACATGAGCGGCGCCGACGATGAGGCGATCCAGGCGTCGGAGAACCTGCTCCTCACGTTCACGAAGGTCCGCAACGAGACGGGCAAGGGGAACGACGTCTTCAACCAGGCGACGGGCGCGATCCTCGACATGGCGACGTCGATGGGGAACGGCGCCATCCCGACGATGGAAGACCTCAACTCGAAGACCATCCTCGTCGGCAAGGCGCTGAACGACCCGATCAAGGGCCTCACCGCGCTCACGCGCGTCGGCGTCTCATTCACCGACGGGCAGAAAGAACAGATCACGGCGATGGTCGAGGCGGGCGACACGATGGGCGCGCAGAAGCTCATCCTCGCCGAGCTGAATAAGGAGTTCGGCGGTGCCGCGAAGGCGGCGGGCGATACCTTCGCTGGCGCGCAGGCCAAGGCGCAGCAGAAGATCGAAGACCTGCAGGAGGTCATCGGCGGGCTGCTGCTCCCGGTGATTGCCGAGATGACGGGCGCGTTCGCGGACCTGCTGACCCAGCTCGCGCCGGTCATCGAGTTCGTCGGCCGCGGCCTCGTCGTCGCGTTCGAGTCCGCGAAGACCGAAGTCGAAGACATCATCGGCCCGATTCAGTCGCTCCTCGACCTGCTGCCGAAGCTCACCGACCAGGCGGGCGAGTCGAGTGGGATATGGAAAGTCTGGGGCGATGCTGTGGGTGGCGCCATCCAGACGCTCATCGAGAACGAGGTCCCGGGCTCGCAGGTGTTCTTCGCGTTCAAGGATGCGAGTGACGCGGCGACCGACTCGTTGCAAACGAACGCCGGGGTTGTCGGTGACCTGTCGACGTTCTACCGCGGCCGGTTCGCCGAGGCGATGGATACCTCGGCTGAGGCCCAAACGATCAACAGGAACGCCACCGAGCACCTCACCGAGGCGATGCGCGACCAGCGGCTCGCGGTCCTTGCCCTGAGTAACTCGTTCCTCGGGATCATCGACTCGGCGAAGACGCTCGCCGAGGATCAGCGCACGCTCAACCAGTTGCAGCAGCACGGCAAGGAAGACACGAAGGCATACGACGACGCGGTGCTGTCCGTCGTCGAGGATCAGATCGCGCTCGAGGAAGCCGTGTTTTCCTACGGCAAAGAGCTCGTCGACGCCGGGGAGAAGCAGTCGAAGGTCGAAAGGGCCATCCGTGAAGCGGCCAATGCGGCCGGGGTGAATAAGGCCGCGGTCAACGAGCTCATCGGGGAGATTCGCTCCTACATCACCGAGCTCAACCGTATCCCCGACCAGGTCGTCACGCACATCGCCACGACCACCTCGGGTCACGGCTACCAGACCGGCGGTGGTTACCAGCACGGCGGCGTCGTCGAGAAGACCGGGCTCGCGATGGTGCACAAGGGCGAGGTGTTCTCCGGCGTCAATAACGAGATGGGCTTCGGTGGTTCCACCGTGAACATCACCATCGGAAACGTGGTCGGCCCCGGCGGGATCGAGGAGGTCGCGGATATCATCCGCCGGGAGCTCGTTCGCACCGGCCGCCGCAACGGCGACATCTTCGGCGGAACGGCGTAGTGCCGCTCCCGACCATCACCATCTCGCTCGGCGTCCCGACCGGGTGGATTCTCGGAGATTCGGTCGAGTCGATCCTCGGCACCAGCACGTTCCTCGTCTCGACGTCCCTCGAGCAGCTCACCGGAGTCCGCGGGTTCAAGATCAGTCGAGGACGGCAGCACGAGCTTGACCGGGTAGAGGCTGGCAAGGCGTCCGTGCGGTTCGCGAACCGGGACGGGACCTACACCCCGGAGAACGCGAGCAGCCCGCTGTTCCCGTTCCTTCGACCGATGGCGCCGCTGTCGATCCAGGCGACGTACAACGCCGTCACATACGACCTGTTCAGCGGGTTCCTCGAGGCGATGCCGCAGACGTGGACCCGGGGACCGGCTGGCGACGCCGCCGTCGAGGTGCGCGCGGTCGATGCGTTCAAGGTGTTCAACCTTGCGAAGGTCACCGTCACCCGCGGCGTCGAGGGCGCCGGAGCGCGTATCACCGCGCTGCTCGACGCGATCGGCTGGCCCGCGAGCCTGCGGGCGATAGACGACGGCGACTCTGATGTTCAGGCCGTCACGCTCACGAACACCACCATCCTGTCGCACTTGCAGGAGGTGGCCGCGAGCGAGGGTGGGGTGCTGTTCGTCTCGGGCAGCGGTGTGGTGACGTTCTTCGATCGTCTGCACACGGTCCTACTCGACGAGGCCAACGACACCTGGGGCGATGTGATCGGCGAGAAGCCTTACGAAGACCTCGACACCGACTACGACGACGAGACGCTGTGGAACGAGGTCACCGTGACGGCGCCGGGGCTTGCCGATCAGACGGTGGCAGATGTGGCGAGTCAGGCGATATTCAGCGGCCCAGCGGGGGTGTCGGCGCCACGGTCGCTGTCGGTGAGCACGCTGCTGACGACCACTGGGGCGATGCTCGAGCGCGCCGAGTTCCTCCTGTCGCGGTACTCGATACCCCAGACCCGGGTCAAGTCGATAACGCTCGACACCCGCGCCGACGCGGCGTCGGTGCCGCGCATCCTGATGCGCGAGATTCACGACCGCATCGCCGCTCGTAAGCGTCCGCCGAACGGCGGGCTGATCGACCAGCCCTCGGTCGTTGAGGGGATGCATTGGGAGTACGCCGCGTCGAGATACCTGCGGGCGGTGTGGGCGTTGTCGTCCACGTCGTACCAGCAGGGCCAATGGGAGCTCGGGACCGTTGGAAAGTCCGAGCTCGGCGTCACCACATCACTCGTCGGCTAAGGAGACCGTCACATGGCCTGGACAAATCCTCGAACCTGGACCGACGGCGAGCTGATCACCAAGGCCATCATGGACCCGCACATCCGCGACAACTTCCTGGCGGTCGGAGAGCATCTGATCGCCCGCAAGACCGCAGACCAGACGGTCACATCCTCCACGGTGCTCGTGGACTGCACCTCTATGGTTCTGCCGGTCCTCGCCAACGAGGTGTGGCAGGCCACGTTCAACGTGCTCTACACGGCGGGCACCACGGAGGACATGAAGGTCGCGTTCACCTTCCCCACGGCGGGTCGGGTGGATGCCTCCATCATGTGGATGTCGGCGACCCCCGCGGCGAACGTCCTGGACATGTTCGGCACGACCAGCCCGACCACATCCACGACCCTGTTCGGCAATGGGGTAGGGAGCGGCCGCTATCTGGCCCCCATCAGAGTCATCTACGTCGGCGGTGCCAACGCCGGGAACGTGACACTGCAGTTCGCGCAGAACACCTCTGGTGGGACCGCAACCACGGTCTTCACCAACTCGACCGTGTGGGCCGTCAAGCTCGCATAGGAGGCACGCAGGTGTCAGTCATCGCGATCCAGACCATCGACCTCGACGGCGAGGGCGCCGACTACGCCGCGGCCGTCGGCCCCGACACATTCGTCAACGACGGGCGCACGTTCCTGCACTGTAAGAACACGAACGCCGCGACGCGCACGGTGACGATCGACTCGACGAAGGCGTGCGACCAAGGGTTCGACCACGATCAAGCCGTCGTGATCCCGGCGACGACCGGCGACGTGATGATCGGCCCGTTCCCCACGGCGCGATTCGGGACGACCGTCACCGTGACCTACTCGGCCGTGACGAATCTGTCCGTGGCCGCGTTCAAGCTGTCGGCGTGAGTGGCCTAGGTCGTATCCTCGACCCGCGGACACCGCGCGCGGTGGCGCTGCATCCCGTCCAAGCGGACAGCACGACGCGGACACGCCGCCAGTGGAAGGAACCGATCCGACTCGATCAGGGCGCGACCGGCACCTGCGTCGCCCACTGTTTCGGCCACCGGCGGGCAGGGAACCCGGTCGGCGTCGAGGGCATCGACGAGGACTGGTGCCGGAAGTTCTACCTCGCGGCCAGCGCCCGATATTGGGGGACGCCCGACACGTCGTTGCAGATGGGAACCTCGGCGCTGTCGGCGTGTGAGGAGCTCCTCGCGCGCAAGGCCATCGACCGTTTCGAGTGGATCGCCAACTGGAACGCCGGGCCGGAGCAGCTCCGGTACGCGCTGCTCGAGCTCGGGACGCTCTGCGTCGGCTCGGACTGGTACCCGAGCATGGACTCGCCGAAGATCGTGGACGGCGTGGCGTGTATGCGGGTCGACTACTCGCAGCCGTCACGCGGCGGGCACGAGTGGCTGCTGGTCACGATCGACCTGGACCCGGACGACTGGCCGTGGCCATACGTCGACATGCTCAACTCGTGGGGTCCCGGCTGGGGCGTGAACGGGAAGGCGCGGTTCACGCTCGAGCAGATCGACGAGCTGATCTTCGGAGGATGGGGGGACGCCGTGCTGATCCACGAGCTGCCGAGAGCAGCATGACCGACGCATCCGACCGCGGCTGGGGGTCGGGCTGGCCCGTCGATCGGAGCGACGACATGGTGGCGCTCCGCGTAGAGGGCGCCGACTTCCCCGGCGGCGTACACCCCGGCGTGCAGGCTCTCATGGAGCTCCTGCTCGTCGAGTCGATCAGCCGTGGGTACGTCACGCTCCGCGACGGCTGGTGCTGGGGCTACGCCGGGCGTTTCATAAAGACGCCGAGCGGCGGCATCACGACCACGCCGTCGAACCATTCCTGGGGTTTGGCGATCGACGTGAACGCGCCGGTCAACTGCTTCGGCTGCACATCTCACTCGATCCCCGCGGCGATGGGCGCGCTGTGGACCGACTACGGGTTCCGCTGGGGTGGGGATTACGACGGCGCGAAGGATTGGATGCACTTCGAGTACATGAGCACGCCGTCGGCGGCGAAGAACGCCACGGCACGAGCGCGGGAGGAGTTCATGCAGGACGAGCGGCTCGACCAGTACGCCAAGGGCGAGGACGCCTACCGCGACCGTTACAAGGACAAGGGCGGCGAGGACCCGGGCGATGCCCCGAATGATCGGCCTGAGTGGTTCCAGCGCGGCTGGCGCTCGGCCCGGTTCGCGGCGCTGAACCCTCACGGCGAATGACCGAGGACGCCAATGGCCACGAGCACGTCGAACGGTCCGGCGACGATCGGCGCCACGGGGGCGGACGCGTCAGCGAGCGCGACTATTTCGAGCGCATCTTGCAGGAGCGCCGCCGAGCTCACGACGCCGAGCACGGCTCCCACGCCGAGAAGCACGTCGCCGAGACGCAGGCGATGGACTTCGCCCGGGCGACCCTCGAAACGGCGGTCGCCGACGCTAAGGCGAACGTCAACGAGCGGAACAAGGAAATCATCCGCAGGCTCGACACGCTCGAAAGTGGCGGCGCCCCGTTCGCCTCCCGGCTCGACGACAGCCTTGAGCGGCTCAAGCAAGACGTCGAAGACCTCAAGATCAAGTCGGTCGAGCAGACCGCGCTCGACGGCCTGCGACAAGCGAACACCGACGCGATCGCGGCGCAGCGGCGGCAGATCAAGTACATCCTGTTGACCGCCGGGATCGCGCTCGCCCTGAGCCTGATCCTGTTCGGCATCCGACTGGCGACGGGTATCTCGGCGTGATCGGCTGGGGCTCGAACGTCACCGTGACGATCACGGTGGGCGGGGCGCTCATCCTCGCCATCGTCGTCCTCGTGATCCGAGCGCGACGATGATGGGCGAGCTCATCATCCTCGTCCGGTGGCACGATGCATGGTTCGACGTCGACCACGAGGCCGAGCCGCGCACCGACTACCTCGTCGAGACCGTCGGCTATGAGATCGGCGCCGACGACCGCTACCTGCACGTCGCCGCCGAACGCCTGCCCGACGGCGAGGGCTGGCGGGCGATCACGCACATCCCGGTCGTCTGTATCGAGGAGATAGTGAGACTCGAACCGTTGCCGTCGACCGCCCTCAACGGAGGGCGCATCGCACCAACGTTCGCCGGGAGCGAACAGATCGGAGGGAAGGCATGACCGGGAAGGAAGCACTCGGCGTCTTCACGCGGACGTTTCTCGTCCTGGCGGGCGCCGTGCTCGTCGCCGTCCAGGGACTCGAATGGGCGGACCCGACGCTGATTGGGAACAACGTCCTCACCCTCGGGCTCGGCCTACTCTCGGCAGCGATCGGCGGGGTTCTCGCGGTCGCCGCCGCTTACCTGATCCATCCATCGGCGTCGAAGCTCGAGAAAGCCATCCGCGCGTTCCTCGAGAAGATCGTCTCGGCCGGTCTGGTCATCACGTTCTCGACCGTCGCCGACCTCGTCGCGTTCGGGAAGCTCCTGCCTCCGCTGCTCGTCGCCGCGGCGTTCTCGTTCGTCATCACGTTCATCTCAGTCGAGCCGCCGCCGCAAGCACCAGGAGCGGCAACCGGATAGTCGCGCTCCGCGCGGCCCCAGCGCCCCCGGCCTGTCTACCCTCCCTGGGACAGGACCGGGGGCGCTTTCGCGTTCACGGCGTCGGGACGGCCCGCCGAACCCGCTCGTCGGTCCCGGCCACGTACCGCGCCCACTGCGATAGGTCGGCGTGATTCATGAACCGCCGCCAAGTCTCGGGGTCGGAGGACCGGGCGACCCTGGTCGACGCCGCGTGACGGAGCAGGTGCGGCCAGACACGGCCGAGCCCGGCCTCCTGTTCGGCGGCGTGGACCCACTGGCGGAACCGCTCGGCGCCGACACCGATGAGACGATCGCCAACAGTTGTCGATCGTTGGAGCTGCGTTGCAGCAATCACGCCCGCCCGCTCGAGCGGCACGCTGTACGGCTTCCCGCCCTTGGCCTCGAGGAGATCGAGCCGAGCGTTGGAGCCGAGGTGGACGTCGCTCGGCCGGGCTGCTACGAGCGAGCCGACCCTGGCGCCGGTGACGTAGCAGAGCAGGATCGCCCACCCTCGCCGAGGCTCCCGACGGAACGCGGCGCGGAGTAGACGGCGCAGCTCGTCGTCGGATAGGTCCGGCGCCGGGGGCACCTTCGGTCGGGGGATGGGGACGTGCGCCGCCGGGTCGCGGTCGACCTCACCCTCGACGACAGCCCATGCGAAGAACGCACGCAGCGCGCGGATCGCGTCGCCGCGCTTCGACCCCTGGCGGGGCAGGGTGCCGAGGTACTCCTCGACGTGGCCGGGCCGAATATCGGCGACCTCGAGCTCGCCGGGGAACAGGTAGTCGGTCCACCAGCAGAGCAGCTCGTACCGATAGTGCCGCCGCGTCCCATCGGCTCGACCGACCACGTCCAGGTGACGGTCGAACCGGCGGAGCACCGCGGGAAAGGTGCGGTCCTCCATCCCTACGTCATCGGCGGTACGGGCTACGGCGCGCATCGGTCGGCCGGGGGGTTCGGGTGGGGAGGCTGGGTTAGGCCGCCTGGGTTTGGCGTTGTCCGTTGGAGGACGCCCGCGTGGCCGAAGGCGGATCACCAAGAGGTGCGCCCACCTCGAGGAACCGCTCGAACGGCACATCGTATATCCCGGCGAGCAGGAGCAGGTCTTCCAGCTCGATCGCCCGGTCGCCTTTCTCGATTCGCGACAGGCGCGACGTGTCGATGCCGGTCGCCTGCTCGACCTGAACCTGGGACAGGCCGCTTTCGGCCCGAGCACCTCGCAGCCTGGCCGCGAGCTTCCCGCGGTACTCGTGTCGGTCCATCGTCCGTCACCCTCCCTGGGGAATGGGGTACGGAGTTTGGCGTATTTCTGGGGAAAACGCAAACGAGTCCCGCCGATGCGTTGACATCCCGCGCGTGAGCGCGTAGGGTTCGCATCCGTGAGAACCATTCCCGCCCTTGCGAAGCTCCGGGCCATGAAAGGTCTGAGCGCCCGCGATCTCGCTCGCCGCGCTGGCCTGGCCGACGAGACCGTCACGCGGATTGAGAACGGTCACAACGCACCGACCGCGACGACGATCGGCAAGCTCGCGCGCGCGCTCGAGATGGAGTTCGACGAGCTGGCGGCGCTGCTCACCGAGGAGCCCGACGAGGTGTCGGCGTGAAGTGCTGGCGCTGCGGCCGGGTCGTTCATGCCGACTGGTGCTCCATGCCCGCCGGGTGCAATCACTGCGGGTGGCGCCCTCACCGCTGGTGGTGCTCCATCGGCAACGTCTACGCGTGGCAACCGAACCAGATGGGCCACGCGGTCATCGCGGGTGGGGCCTGATGCACCACACCCTCGGCAAGCACGCGCCCGCGTACCCGCAGCCTCCGCTCGCCGGTGTTCGCACCCACCGCGAGCTCG